GGACTGCATGCTCCCAATTCCATTTCATCTCTGTAATGATAAAAACAGGCAGTATCCCTCGTTTTTGAGCGGATACTGCTGCTTCAATCATGGCAGTTGTTTTACCTGTATCTGAATGTCCTCTAAGTAATACAATGTGACCTTGAGGAATACCAGGTACTGATGTTATTTCTTGGTAGGCATCAGAAAGTGGAATCCATGTTTGTTCCTTAAATTTTGCTTTAGAGGATAGTCCTTTTTTATTCTTAAAACTGTCTAAATTAAAACTTGCTTTAATTTCTGAGGAGACTGCCTCCGATAGTGATTTTTTCTTTCTTGCCATATAACTTTATTTAAAACGGTAAATCGTCAGTTTTCTTGTCATCACTAAACAAATCATCAAATTGATCTGCTTTTGATTTTTTAACTGTTTTTGTTGTAGTGTCTAATGAATAATTAGATTTTTTTTCATCACTATCAAATGAAACTGCAGGTTCAGATATAATTGAATCTTCTTCCTCTTCTCCTTCAGGTGCTAACCATTCTTGGAGTGCTTCTTTCATTTCATCGTAAGTAAGAGGTTTAAATACTTTCATAGGATCAGCTTGTTCCTCAAGTAATTTTTCTACTACAGCTTCATCAGCTGAAAGTGGAGTGATTTTTAATGAAGGTCCAATTGATGTTTTGTTGTAAGGTGTTCCTGTAACTTCAGGTCCTACAGTAGTCAATTTAATATCTCTACCTCCTACAATATCAGTATAATCACCAATTTCTTCATCAGCAGCCATATTCAAGAATTCTTGATATACTTCCTTACCAAATTGCCACAATTTAACTCCTTCATCTTCTTGACCTCTAACGATAATAGGAGCAAAAGTACGAACTTTAGCATCTAGCTTTTTAGCTAACCTCCAATTTTCTTTATCATTAGTATTGCGAAGTTGTTTAGCAAATTCCATAATAGGATCTTTCTCACCCCAATTTGCAGGTGATGACATTACTCTTTTACTTCCAATGCCGTAATAAAACATCATTTCCGTAAATGGGTTTGCTTTGTTAAATTTAGAAGGAACTACTCTAATGAGTTGTTTACCTACTGAAGGTTTCCAGAAGAGGTTTTTATTACCTCCACCACTGTTAGTTGATTGCTTGTTCAGTGAGTCCAAGCGTTGTTTGATCACATTTAAATCCATAATATAACTTATTTTTATTTATTGATAACTAATATACGAACGATAGTTGGGGATGCCAAACTATAATTCAATAATTTTGTAAATTTTTGTTTTTAGTTGTTTTAATTCATCATGCTGAGTGAGTAGAATGGTGTTTTTATAATGTTGCCATTCAATTGGGAATTTTGTATCAACAATACCACCATTTAAATTTTTAATTAACTCATTTAAAGCATTAATTGTATAAAGGGTGTTTGAATCTTTCTTCCTATGAACTAGGATAGTATTAGAAGGAATTTCAGAAATATTCCCCTGATCAATATTGTAAGTACATACATACTCATTATTGCTCTTAATGTATAAAACAAATATTTTGTTGTACATTATCTTATACTTTGAGGTTAAACCATCAAGTAGACTATCTAAGTCTTCCAAAGTAGTAAACGTACAAAACAGTTTATTATTCAAATCGTGTATCTTTAAGGGGTCGAAATCAATGAAATCGTCTACCTTATACATATCACGAGGTTTATTCAAAATCGTATGTGTCTCCATAACTATATTTTATTTGTAACTTTTTATTTTTAAAAACTTCTAATATTTCTTCTATAACTTTTTTTTCTGTCTTATCTACATCTAATAGAAAAGAATCAAATGTATAAAGTATTAATTTAGTATTTCTACCTTTTAATATTTTAAATATTTCCCACAATATACAAACGTTCATTGATGTTTCCAAGTTTTGAAGAACATAATTCAACAATTTTTGTGGTTTCATATCCTCCAACACATCTTTCCTATATATATGTTTTGAAATAGGACATTCAATTGAACCCTCATTTTGGTATTGAGCCCACAAATCGTCAGTATATACTGTCATTTTTTTAAAGAATTCCAGATCCTTATATTGATCGAATACTCCCCCATACATTTGTTTAAATGTTAGTTCTTTAGCTTTTTTGTAATCCACACCATACATTTTCGCAAAGGCAGCGTGAATATCTTCCTCCACGAAATCATAGCTAACCAATTTAGCCAACAAAGTAGGATGATAAGCGGATATATCAATCTCAAACAAAAAATCATTACGTGGGATAAAAGACTGTCTTTGTCCGTTTTCTTTATTAAGTGCGGCATAATTTACTCCTTTAAATTTATTACTTGGTCTTCCTGTGAGGGTTTTGAAGTTGAATTGAGTGTAGACGTAGTCTGAATTGACATCGTGAAAGTACGATTCAAATTTTTCTCTGTTAATTCGTAGACCACTTTGCTCCAAGGCGTTGAATACCACTGAAGATTTGTTGTTGTAAAAGTCGTTGATTGGTTCATCTATTCTTGTTTTTAAGTCATTAAATAATTTCTCACAATACTCATAGTGTTTTACTATCGGAATAATGCGGTTTACATCTATTTTATTTGGGTATTTGCTATTGAAAAAGTTATGTGTTTGTGTATATTCTTGTATATACGGAGGCGAATTGAGTGTAATGTCATAAAGCTCTTTTAAAATGAAATAATGTAAGAATTCTTTTTTATCTCTAACATATATTTTTTTAAATGCGTTTAATTGCGATATTATAGTGTCTATATCAAGTGGTAATGTTTCACTATGATCAATCGATGCAATAAATCCTTTTGTTGAATTTAACGGTCGAATATAAACAGCACAAACTTTATTTTTAACAGGATGAACGTTATTGGAATACGAAATTAGCTCTACGAATGCTTCTTCATAACCATATTTAGATAATTCTAGTAATTGTTCTTCTGTCTCAATCAGCCAGTACATAACTTTTATTTTGATCAATATACAAAAGTATATTTAACCAACCAAGTTAAGTTTAATATCCTCCCATACTACTATTGGGTTGGGTTGGATTAGGGGGAGGGGTAGAACTAGTTATTTTTGATTCCTTTGTAGGTGGTTGGTAGAATTTTAAATAATTAAATCTTAAAAACTTTTGGAATCCTACTTTTATTTCTTCAACTATTTTTGATGAGTTAAAATTTGCAGTTCGAACATTACTTTGATCTCCAATTAAAACCCATTCTACAAAGAAAGGATCATATAAATTCCACCTCCATTTATCATCTTGAGTACTTAAAGCTTTAAATGTTTTTTCATCAATTTCTAAAAAAATATTTTCATTTGCTTTAACACAAAAATATCTCCTAAATGCTCCTATTTTATAATCTTCTTGTGTAGGTTTTGGGTAATAGTGAGTTGGTAAGTTTACATTTGGAGGAGGCATCTTAGAATTAGGGTTTATAATATTAATGTATTCTTGGGGGAGTGATGGGACAAACAAAGTTGTTTCTTCTTCCCCAGGAAATGGGTAATTTGAAGGTGAATTATTTACTGTAGTTTGAAATCTTTGTGAAGTTTCGTTGTTTACGGTGTTACGTTTAATAAATACTAATTCTTGGGTAGGTTTATCATTTGGGGTTTTACCTGTATAATATTTACCTTTATAATCTTTCCAATAATATCCTTCATAGATAAGATTTGTACCTTTAATATAAAGTGGGGAGCGAATAAAACCATTATCTGATCCATCAGGGTTACCTTCACCGGTTCCATTGGTGTATAAATTGGTTATTATTTTATTTTTAGGTATATACATAATTTAATAAGTATATGTTGTTATATTTTTCCTCTTTTTTGCAGCAGCGAATTGAGCTTTTCCAAACCCATCACCCCTACTTCTTACCATTATGTGAAAATGGTTACCAGTACCGTTTTTTGTTTTTCTAATATATTCATTAATCCACCATATTCTCCCTGCACCTTTATTTTGAGTTCCTAATGTAAACCCATCTAATATATCTATAATTTTTTGATAGTTACTGCTTTTAGTTTTCCAAACCATATCAATTCCTTGACCAGCCTTATGAGCACTATTTGGACTAGCATTTTGATGGTATAAATCATTTCCCCCAGTTACAAGAAGAGCATTTGAGCCACATTGTTTAAAAATCTCTTGGAAAATTGCTTGCATCGCCTTAGCAGTATCACTTTTAATATCCCCCCCATTTGAAAGTTGGGGTCCATCGGTTGTTGATCCTAATCCATTCGAACCAGACTGTTTTTCTTGTATACCACATGCAGCCATAGTTCCCCTTAACGCATCAGCATTAGGGGTAGGTCCTGAAAAGTTGTTTGCAGATTTTCTAGTATTGGTATTAGTAGTAGTACTTCCACCACTATTACCACCACCACCAGTAGGATTAATGTTTGTTGCTGGATCTGAGGAAGGTACTGATGTATAAGCATCATTATCAGGTACTGACAATGTAGAGAGAGTAGTTTTCCAACCATCTAAAGATACAGAATGAGATAAAGACTTAATAATTAATTTAATATCTTTAGGGTTATAACTTAAAGGTAAAACTTTTCCATCAATTTTAAAGGCATCATATATTCTTATACCTCCTAAACCATGCATTGTTAAACTAAGATTAAAGGGGAGAAAAGAAGGTGAAGGAGCTAAACCTTTATTAAAATATTGATCCATTATTTTAGGAGCTATACTACTATTTACACTTTTCAAAGTAGTTATATAACCATCTTCATCAAATTGATTTTTTCCGTATATTTCATAAGCTGCCTCATGAAAAGATGATTCCTCCATAATTTTATCAATCCTTTCGGTTGGAGTTTGATTTTTACCACCTGAAAGGTTTTGTAAAACAGATTGTTTTTGCACAAACATTGCATCTTTTAATCCTTTACTATATGAAGCAAAAACAGCTCCCTCTCCATTTACACTATTGTTATTTGATGCGGCCCCAATTGTTATTTGGGTAGCCATTTTATCAGATAATTCCGAATTTAAATCTAAATTGGTTACAAAAGATCCGTGGGTTGTAGTTGAATCTATACCAGTATCAAATCCATAAGTATTTATTACTGTATATCTTTCTTTATCATTTACTGTAGTTTTATCTATTAATGCTGGGGATTCAGAAAGTATTTTAATTTCTGATGTTTCTTCATCAGAAATAACTCTAAAATTATTAATACCCCCACAAGATTCATTTATTCCTGTAAGTATACCTTGAACTAAATCTAATAATGGTACTTCTTGTTTTTCACTTTCATCTTTTCCTCTTAAATCTTTTAATAAAGTAGTAACAAAATTAAGATTAATCCAAACTTGACTTAAACGATATGCTAAAAATGGGGTAACTAATTTTTTCTTTCCATCGACCTTTCGACTATATTCCCACATTACTTTTCCTACTTTTGTATCTAAACCTGTACTATAAGTAGAATCTGAGTATTTTTTTCCAGCAATTTTATTATTTGCTTGACCAAAAGACTTCATACAAATATTAGGATCTGCAGACATATTTCCGGGGAATGATGCCATATAAGTTTCATCTTCATTAACTTCATATCCAGAATTATCAGGGTATAAACTATTTCCACCATTTGGTGTATTCTTTATTGATTTGGCAAAAATATTTCTAACCATTTCAAATTGAATCATAACATTTTTTTTCCCATCTGTAATATTACATATTTTTTGAATCATAGATAAAATACAACCAAATTTTACAAGTGTAATAGGAGAATATTCAGTACCCCCTGAATCATCTACATCCATCTTTATTACAGCATTTTTGAAATTACGAGTGTAATTTTTTCCTAATATAGGAACATCATATACAACTAAAGGAGAAGATTTAGCATTGGAATTTACCTTACCATTTCCGGGGAATGCAGTAGCATCATTAAATATTTGATAAAATTCATAATTTAATTGAGATTCAAATGCATCCGAAATTATAAAATCACCTTCTTCTTCAGCTTCATCAACGTCATAATCAGGATGAGCACCAACTGCATTACTATAAGTTGTTTCTAATGTATTCGTACTACCATCACTATCTGGTAACTGATATCTTGCACCAGTATATTTTTGCCAATCAGTAGGTTTCCCATATTCCTTCTGGTATTTTGCGTAATTAGCACTAGCTTTATTAGTTAATATTGATCTTGACGTTTTTGTCATTTTGGAGAGATTAGTATTTAAAGAATTTATAACATCTCCGGTTCCTGTTAATTTTACAGTAATATCATAACTCCCATCATTATTAAACTTCCAATTAAATTTTGTTATTCTACCAAAAAATCCTTCATAATTTCCATCTCTCTTCTTTTTTTCCTTCACAATTTTTGTGGCCATTTCAGAATAGGTAGGTTTTGTTGATGTGCTTGAATTCATTTGATCAAATAGATAATCAAAAGGTAGACTTGATGATGTATCTAAAGACTCAAGACCACCATTATTATCTAAATATGTTGAATGGCCAAATTCTAATAAAACCGTAAATCCAGGTCTCATATAAAGGATATCAATTATTGCAAATTGCTCAGGGCTAAAAGCTTTAATATTTACTGTAGCCTGAGCTAAAGCTCCATCATTTTTATATTCAAAATCTACATTAGTTATACCTGGGGGTGGGATGTATCCTCTACCGTAATTAATACCTGTACTATTATAACCCCACCCATAAGCTGAAGAAAATTGATCTGGTTTATTTCCAAATGGGGCTCCAGATACATTATTAGCACCAGCTATTGGGGTAGATGTATAATTGCCCTTACTATCTCTAGTATATGCTGTGGGGGTTCCTAGTAATATACATTTTTGAGCTAATTTTTCACCCATCCATTCTTTAGAAGGAGTACCATCAAATAATCCATTTTCTTTTATTTGTTGAGCAACACTTTTTCCTGGGATTTCTGTATGTCTAGAGTTGTATTGTTTTGTTATTTCTTTAGTGGCTACATCTTGATCAATACCTATCTTCACCATATCCTTTACTTTGTTATCAATGGTTTTCTTTTTAGTTTTTTCTTCTCTATCTTTAATTTCTGAATCACTTTCAATAACAACTGAACTTGCTAAACGGATAAAGGGAGTTGCAGTCATAAAAGCTTCCCGGGATTTAGTTTTAATGAGATCATCCCCAAAACCTTCCCCTAACGCTTTTTGACGTATTTTAACTTGGTCATTTATAAATTTTTTAAAAGGTCTTCCAATAATCCCCATTTACTTTTTATTTAATTGGTTATAACTTCTTAAAATTCCGTTTATATCTGTTGGTATTCTAATTTGAATACCTTCTTTTAGAAAAAGAGAATCAAATTTTATATAATTTGGATTTGCAATAGCTATAACCCAATATAAAGTAACATCTTGATAAAACTGCTCTGCTAATATATCTAATCTATCACCCCACTCAGTAATTACCCAAATATCACTAGAACTTTCAGGTATTTCCGGATATCTTACATTTGTATAATATAATGTACGTAAAGGACCTGCAATAGGATTTATATTTCTTAATTCTTTTATGCCTTGATATCTATCCATAATTAATATTTCTTTTGGTATGGATTCTGGATTTGCTGGTAAATATCTGTACCTAAATATTGAGGTGAAACATAGGTAGCATCTGTTGTATTAAATGTATTAAACTCTTGTAATTTTAACACTCCCAACTCCTTTTGCTCCTTTGCCTTTGCTGCTGCTGCTGCTGCAGCTTCCGCTGCTTTAGCGTCTGCTTTTGCTTTTTCTTTTGCTGCATTTTCTTTAATTTGTTCTTGTTTAGCAACTGCTATTGCTTGTTCATCTGGCATTTGCATTCCTCTATTCCAATTAGTTCCATTTTTTGCCTGTAATTGGATAAATTTAGTTGCACCCTTACGAGCTACATCATATTGTATTGGTATAAATTCAAATCCTGTTACTTTAATCATATGTGGTAATTCTTTAACTTCTGAATCAAATTGTCCATTTGCTGCTATATTTACTCCTATTTCCCATGGAGATTCTTGGGGTATAGTATACGTAATAGATTTAATGATTCCAAGTTGATTATAAACATACCCACCAACTGATAGTCTTGCTAAATTGCCTTTCATAAACCCTCCAGATGAATAATCAGGAGCTAAGCCTGAGGCTAAGTAATTTAATTTTTTATACATAGGAATTAATTCACCTTTTGAAGAAGCGTGAACTGTCCATCCCATACTAATATTCCTATTAAATCCTTTATAATTGTAAAATTTATCACCTCTACCTACATATTGGACATCACTCCAATCTGCTGAATATGAATCTGAAAATTCATCAATGTAAGCTCTAAATTGGATGAAATTTGATGTTCCACTTCCATCATTTTTTAATAAACCAATTGTAAATTTACATAAATCATTACCAAAATTTTCATCAGCACCATTAACAGTACCATGCTCTGGAGATGTACCACTATAAAAAGGGCGAGAATTAATTAAATCCATTCCTTTTTCTTGTACTTCGTAAGTATAAACATCTCTAGCTTTTCCAGGATTTCCTACACCTACTCTGTTATCAATAACACGATCAGGATCAGTATAATCTGGGGCTAAAGACATTATCCTTGATGTGTCTGAACCCTCTAATAATGGTGTTCTAAAATCTTGAAGTGTAGGGTTACCTGATAATTTTCCAACATTTGATGGTTGAGAAATTAACATTTCCTGGGTCCATGTTGAAGAATTATTTTTTGCTTGTAATGGAGTTGTAGTAGGCCAAGTATTTCCTTCAATTGCAGGATCATACACACTAAAACCATTTGCACCAAAACTATAAAGACTAAAGTCCATATTCTGATTTATCCCTGATGCCTTATCTACATTTTTAGTGAGGGATTTATATAATTCAGTTGCACTATTCCTTTTATTATATTTATCTAAACTATCATAAATATTTGGGGTTGAACGGTCATTCCTCCACCACTCTCCAAGCCCCCCAACTGTTGATACATTTGTTATTAAATTGTTATTTAAAACGTAAGGACTAATTCCACCTTTTGTTAAAATATTTTCATCATTACTATCAGTAAAATCTGAACTTGTAAATTGGGTTTGAAAGGTTTGTAAGTAAGGGTGAGTAAAGTAAGGGTTTGCAAGATAATCACTTGTTGTGGTAATAAGTTGATGTTTTTCTTTAGAATCATCAATTTCACTAGGTTTTCTAGCTAACGCACCTTCATCTTTATTATAAGTTCTACTTACTTTATACCCTTCAGTACCTGTTGGGTCAAAATCATCAGATAATTCTTTAAGGTTTAAAAGAGTAGATTTTGCTGCTAATTGAGTAGCTCTGTAAAGTGTAAGATTATTAGCAGTATTATAAGCTCCTGTAAGAATTTGACTATTTCCTTTTTCTCTACCATAAAAGAAATCTTGTTGTTGCTTACTACCTTTAGCTAAGGGGTTGTTTATTCCTGTTCTTTGACCAAATGGGATTTGAGTTTTTCCTACTCCTAATATAGATCCAGGACCACCACCATAGTCTAAAACAATTGTATCATCTGTAACTTGTTGTTGTTTATTATACCAAATATTTAATAATCTATTAGTAAATTCTCCTTCTACTGTAGCAGGTTGGGGTTCTTCTAAATATCGTGGAAATGGGTTTGCAGTAGGTCTAAATCCTTCTGTTCCTAGTATTAAAGGATCATTTTCAAATACATCATGAAGTGGATCTAAAACACCTGGGGTAGCTGCAATTTCTTTTACATCATTTGAAGAAGCTTGATTATTAAACTTTGCAACAGTTTCATATTTCATTAATCCCCCATTAACTCTTTGTGCTTGATAACTATCATTATCAAGACCTGGAGAAAATGGGTTTAATCCTAGTAAATTTAAATGTGTTCCTGAAAAACCAGCTCCAGATTGAAGTATAGTTGATGTTGGGAGATATAATCCTTGATTAACAGTACCTCCTGCGGTACCTAATCCTTTTGAAGCTTCAGTTTTTACTGAATTTCTAGATAATACATTTTGTTTTGCAGTAAATAATAAACCGTTAGGGGATTTTAAGTCAAAAAACATTTTGGTTAATCGACTTACATCATCTATAGCTTTAATAGGAGCCATTAACCCCCCACGTAGTAGGGAATCTGGGCCTCCAGTATTAAATATATTGGATGCATCTTCATCATAGTCTGGGATAGGTTTAACAACATAAGGTTGATTACTATACCCCCCTCCAGGTTTATCTGATGCTTGTCCTAAACCAAACTTTAATGACCTGAAATCTGTTTTTAAGTCAATTAAAGCCATATGTTATTTTTTTAAAATGTCATTCCCTCAGGTGCATTGTCTCTATAGTTATAAGCTGGGACTGCTCCGTTTAGGTCTAATTCTGATGGTGATGGTTTATCAGCAATAAATGGGAGGTTATTGATGGAATAAGTATCATGTAATTTTGATAATGCAAAATCTGGTACTGTTGGAGTTGCTCCATCTAGTTCTGATAAAACTGATCCACCTGATGTTCCTGTTAGTTTGTTTAATAATGATGTTGCCATAATTTTATATTTTAATTGTGTTTTGTTATAAATATTAACCCATTGTAGAAGATGATAATTGAAGTGTTTTTCCTACTTTAGATCCATCAATAAATACATCTCCTCCAGCTTCTACTAATGCTATTAATTTTTCTAAGTTTTTATTTACTTTTTCCATCCCTCCTTCTTTTTTATCCTCACCTCCAGCTGCTCCTCCTCCAATTAATCCTGAATTTATAAGTGATGATAATACTGGTAATGCTAAAACACCCGCTACTCCAACAGCAGTTAAACCTCCTGCTAAATCGTATAAACCTGAAGCTGCTACTGATAATCCTGGGGCTATAGATGCTAACTGACTAATACCAGCCATTGTACCTGCTACATTTGCATCTGCTAATTGACTAAATGCAGCTGCTAAAGGCATTATTGCTACTCCTAAAGCTAATAATCCTAAAATACCAGCCCCAAATAAGAACATAGTAATTGGATTTGTAAATATTAAACCTAAAGCTAATACTGAAAGTCCTAGAATTGGTATAGCTGCTGAAAATGCTAAAATAGATGCTGCATCTACACCAGCTAATAAACTAAAAGCATATGCTGCTGGGATTAATGCTACCCCCATAATACCCATTGCTAATGCACCTTTTATTATATCTCCACCTACTTTACCCATAGCAGCTACAGTAAGACCAATTGCAGATATTCCTGCGGAAAATGCTATCATTAATACTGGATCTGTTCCTGCTATCATAGTTAAAGCTTTAGCAAACCCAGCACCCATTGAGAATAAAGCTATACCTAATGCTACTCCACCCATAATAACTTTTCCGGCTTGTTTCCCTATAGAAGCTAAACCATCACCTAATCCTTCTAAGAATTTTTTAATACCAGAACCTTGTTTAGGATCTATACCTTTTGTTTTATCTGCTGAATCTGCTATACTTTTAGCTCCTTTATCTAATCCTTTAGGTACTTTAAAAGATTGTTTTATTCTACCTACTAATCCTCCTCCTCTTTGACCACCTGCTTTAGCTCTGCCACCTCCAGGCATAAATTGTCCTCCTTTATACATTTTACCCATTAACCCTCCAGCATTTTTAAAACTTTTTAACATTTCTTTAGCACTTTTTACAGAATCTTGTAAGTTGTTTTTCAATCCAACTGAACCTTTTATAACCTTACCTACCATTACTACTCCTATTGCAGTTATTAAAGGATATAATATATAAGATTTGGATAAAATAGTGGCAAATAATCCTACAACAGGAGCTAATGCTTCTTGCAGTTTACCTATTGCAGTATTAAATTGTTCTTGAACTTCTAAACTTTTTATTTGATCATATTGTTGTTGTTGAGCTGCTGTTAAAGATTCTCTATCAAGACCAGCTTCCATTTCTTTCATCATGAGAGATTTAGCTAGTTCATCTCGAGTCATACCCACTGCTTTGGCTTGTGCTTCTTGTTGAATACGATTCATTCTGCTAAAACTAGCCATAGTAATGCCTTGGTTAGCTAATTCATTTGCTACCCCTGCTAAATCATTATCTAATGCTAATTGTCGTGCTTTCTCTAAATTAAGGTTTTGACCAGTTAATAATTCAGCTTCCATTTCAGCCGCAATTGAAGATTCAAATTGTAATAATGAACCTGCAATTTTATCAACACCATCTAAAGTCATTCCTAAACTTGCAGCCGCAGTTGCAGCTTTTGCTAATTCACCTGGATATCCTGCATAACTAGCTGCTATACCTGCAGATGTATTAGCTACATCTTCTAAAACTTTTTTACCGTTAATTGCAGAATTATTTTGGGCATTCATAGCATTAACACCATCAAAAATAGCATTGTTATTGTCTTCAACAGACATCCCATGTACTTTGGATTGCATTGCTAATGAATTAGATTCTTTAGCTGATAGTCCTATTTGCTTAGTCATTAAAGCTACTTCAGTAATGTCTTCTTTTGAGAAAACATTAGCAGCATTCATTCCTAATTCTTTAGTTAATTCAGTAGCTGCAGCAATATATTCAGAACTTAAAAGGAGTTCTGTATTTAAGTCATCAAAAAGGGGTACTGTTTGTCCTGTTTGTCTTTGAAATTCTGTTTGGGCCTTATCTACAGCTAAAAACCCTTTAACCAGAGCTCCAATAATTACTGTTGGATCTGTTAATGTGCTAAAAAGATTTTTAAAACCACTTCCAATTCCTTTCAGTAATACACTAAGTCTTGATACTTTTCCTCCAGCTTCAGCTGCATTGTCTGCAAATTCTTGCATGTCAGCTGCCATTTCATCAACTTTAAGTGCTTTAGCAAATTGGGGAGAAAGATCAGTAAGTCCTTTAAGTAAACCACCAGCCACACCCATAGCTTTATTAGCTTCTTTTCTTTGTGCAACTTGTTCTTCTACTTGATCTAAAATCCCTTGTTCCCTTTTAAATTTATCGTTAAGGGTAGCTAATAATTCGTCTTCAAGGTTAGTAAGATTGTTCTTTTTCGTAATACTTTGTGCAAGTACTTTTAATTCTTCAACTGCTATTCTAGCTTTTGAAGCCTCTTTATCAAGTTGTTTGTCTGTAAGACGATTTAGACCTTCTTGTTGTTGGTATAACTTTGTTGTTGCTGCTGTTAATTTAGTTAATTGAGAAGAAACTTCACTTTCTAAAGTTATTTTTTTTCCTGTTAACCTATTGACATCTTTCATCATGTCAGTGTAGGATCTCAGACCATCAGCCATTTGTTCTTCTAAAGAAATTGTTTCTTTAAGATTACTATTAAGTTCCTTCTGGTTATTTATGTCTTCTCTACTAGCCACTAGTTGATTTTATTATAAATATAGGAAGGCATCATTTCTTTGATGCCTTCGCTGTATAAGTTGGGGGTTTTTTTATATGTTTTAAATGTTCAGGGGCTTTAACTTTACCCTCAGAATCTATCACAGTATCTCCACCTGAAGATTTGCCTGTGGCTTTTTTCATTTCTGCTGCTTCTTTTTCGTAATGTTCTCTCATTTTATTAAATGTAAAATTACGAAGCCAAATAGGCATGTTATATACGGTATGCCAATCATACCCTCCATTCCCATGAAACACTATCTCATGGATCTGGGCGAATAATGAAATTCTATAGGTTTGCGTCAGGCCAAAAAAAGTTGACAGTAATGGGAATCTCGACGTCCTCCTCACCGTCACTTAATTCCACTTGTGTTAATAAATTCACGTCAGGTTGGTGTCCTGCTATGTGTTTTCTAAATGCCCTAGCATCCATCGCTAAAAAGTATGTATCTACAAATTCACGCACTGTTTTACGTTCAGAATCTCCATTTACAGAAAGAATCATTTGTTTCATACGTGTAGAAATCATTGGATCTGATTTTTTATTAATTTTTTTCAGACCTTTAATTTCAGCTTCTATTGCCATCTCATCTTTATGAGATAATAATTTATATGTAATTTCTGTACCTGAATTAGGCAATGTGTATTGGAATTCATTTACTCCTTTAGTAATAGAATTTTCATCAAATTCCTTATTTTCTAAAGTACTTAAATCAACTTCTACTTCTTCTCCCTTATATTCAAATTTATAATCTTTACCATATCCTAAGACACGAGCTGCAATCATAACTGCATTTTTATCTCCTACAATAAGGTCATTGTAATTGCATTTTGTTACAATTAATGCTTTTAACAATTTATCTAAAACTGTTCCATTTTGAATATATGATTGGTTTGAAAGAATATCTTCTTCCTTTGCAGTCATATATTTCATCTCAATCTTACCACTTGATAGGGGATTGTCTTCGGGATAAATTAACCCTTTAGAGGGCAATTCAATTGTTTCGGTTGGAAACTTAAAACTTTCTTCACTCATAATTTTTATTTGTTATAACTTTAATACGTGTATACATACTAACGATACAAAAGAGCTTGACATAAGCCAAGCTCTCTTTAAAAATATTTAACAGTTTTTTTAGAAATTTAATACTGCGTAATCTATAGATAAATTTAAATTAACAGTTTGGGCTTGAGCATCTGTATCCCAATTATATCCATCAAATGTTGCTTCTAATATAAATGCACCTTTTAATACCCATTCAGAAACTACATCACCAACAGGACCTAATACATTTACAGTGATATCTTTTTTATAGAAATCAGAGTAACCATCTCTACCTGTTACTGATTCGTGGTGTAATCTTACCCATTCCATTACTGCTTGAGCTCCAGAGGGTGTAATTGGATCGTAAAGTTTCATTGATACGTCTGCCCATTTAGATTTACCTTTAACTTTACGTTCTACATTGATGTGGTTTAAGGTAACTTTTTCTTGGGTGATTTTCACTTCTCCAAACTCTTTAATCATATACGATGGGATTCCATCTACATACATGATAAACCTATTTGCTTGTTTTGGTTCAAATGCTGTGAAAAATATTTCGTTTGGATCTAATACTGCCATTTTATTTTTTTTTATTTTTTTTATTCAATTATAAATATTATACCTTTAAACTCTTACGCTGGGAAAGTTGCTCCAGTTGGAAGAACATTAAAATCTAAGTAAATGAATTCAGCTGTTTTAGTTGGTTGTAAATAAATAGCACCTACTAATTGGTTTCTATCAATAACATCTGGTGTATTGTTAGTAGAATCCATTACTACCTTAAAGGCATATAAACCTTGTCTTTGTTGTACTGATTCCAAATATGGATTTACTTGACTTAAGAATTGATTTCTTGTAGCTGCTGTGTTTTGTTCAAATACTAAGTTATCAGAAATTTGAGAAATATAAGATTTAAGAGCAATTAATAATCTTCTAACATTTACTCTATCTAAAGCACTTGCTTGTGTTTGTAGTGTTTTTTGCCCAAACACTGTAACACCTTGTCCTGGGAAAGTTGCTAATGGATTTACTTTATTAGTGTATAAAGTATCTCTATTAGTTTGAGTTAATTTTCTTTCTGCCTGTCTTACTACTCCTAATCCACCTCGGTTAATACCTGCTGGTGCAAACCATGGTTCACTTACTCTATCAGTAAATGCATAAACTCCTGGAATTAAAGTTGATGCTGGGACCCATTCTAATTTATCTGTATTTGGATCAATCATTTGAACCCAAGGCCAATATGAAGCAGCATATGAAGTATCTAAACTAGCAGCTGTGGTAGATGTTGCTGTTATAGATGAACCATAATTTTCAAGATCCATTACTATAATTGCATCCCCTCTATTTTCAATATTAGCAATTAGCGTATTTAATGGGGTTTTGTGAGTTGCATTCGCATATATTAATCCTGGGGCTGTGATTATGTTATAAACGTATTCATCCGCGTTTGCTAATAAATTAATAGCATCTGTATAATCAGAAGCTGCGAGACCTTGCGTATCTCCATTATTAATATTTTGGAAGAAATTATCTCCTGTTCCTGTAATATTACCATCAGCATTTCCAAATGAACCACTTTGGGCTACTGGAATTGAAGCAGTATATGCTGTATTTACAGCTCCATTATTATCAAAATAATCAGGTGTTTTTACATTTACTGATTTTAGTCTTATATATCTTGAAGTATTGGCAAAAGATCCTGTTGTTTGTAAATATGGATCAGATGAACCAGCTCCTAATAAATTAGTTGTTGTGTCACCAATTATTCTAGCAATATAATTAGATGATTTTGGATCTAAAGAAACATTAGTAAATGATTCTAATACTGATTTATTTTTTGTTGTATCATTACCTTGTCTAATAACTAAAGTAAATACACCTCTTGCAGTGTTTGGTGATGTAATTTCCCATCTTAAGTTATTTGATGTTCCATCTGCTAATACACCGCCTGCTGATTCAGCAGATGTGCTATTCATTATAGTACCTTCAGCTAAAGTTTCTAACACAAAGATATCTTCTGTTTCTTGAATATTTCCAGCTGCTAAAGTAAGTATTAAATCTGTACCTGTACCTCCAGTAGCTCCTAATGAAGCTGATGGGATTGTGATTGTTTCACCTGAAACATATCCTGATCCTGTAGAAGTAACTGTTATTGAAGATAATGTTGTATCATTTGATAATACAAATGTAAATACAGCACCTGTACCCGATAAACTTGCTGTTCCTGTAACTCCAGCAACTGTACCAGTTCCACCATCAGCATCAAACGAATTTGTTGTGAATGTTTCAACACCACTAACTAAACCAGTATTACCTTCTACCATAGAAGAAGTTGCAGGACTAAATGATCCTGATGCTACTCTAGTTACAATTAATGATGTACCTCCATTTTGAAAGTAATTGTAAGCTGAAATTGATGTTAAAAAGCTATATTGATCAGAAGCGCTAGAAAAAGTTGCTCCAAAATTAGCTAAGTACTCACTATAAGTTGTTACTAAAGTTGGAATATTCACTTTACCTAGTACCGTAGGACCTATTAAAGCAGCTCCTGCTTGTACGGGTTGTGATGTAATTTGAGATTGATCATTTTCTCTTGCTAATACACCTGGTGATAATAATGTTTCTGCCATTTTATGATTGTTTTATGATAAATATATTAAAGTTCCTCAAAATTTATTCGGTTGGTAAAAACTCACCAGATTCTAAAGAAATGGATCCTTTTCCATACTTTTCTTCTAGTTCTTTAGCTAAAGACATTTCTTGTTGTTGGATATCAATAAATTGTTGTTTTAAATTATTTTTTGAAAACTCTAAATTCATTATTTGAATTTCTGTTTCTCCTAAAACAAGTGTTAATTGTTGAAAACGAGATTTTAAATCTTTTAAATTTTTAATTTCTTCTTCAGTTAAAACTTTTTTTTCCATTTTGTTTATAAATATTAAGTTATTTGTTAAAAAATTATTTTATTAATAATACATTATTTGGTAATGGAATTCTAAAGTTGCGTTACCAGCACCACCACTAGCATCCATAAATTCTAATACCCCAGTTAAAGGATCTAAAACAACTGTAACTTGGGGGGCTACTGAAGAAATAGATGCTGAATCTCCCATACCTGTAAAAATGAAAGCATTTGAACCAAGTGTTTTTCCTACTAATTCACTACCACCACCAGCAGTATTAGAAAATTCTGTAATGGTTTGTGATCCTGCTGATAATATTGCAGTTCCAATTATTAATTTAAAAGATTTAATAGTTGAGGTTCCGTTATTAATTGAAACTGATCCTGATATTTCAGATACAGAGCCACTAAAATTAGTTGCATATACTGTATCTACATTTTTAATAGGTGAACCTATATCATAGGAATCATCTGCTATTGGAATAAAATCTCCAGTATTACCTATTTCCCAACGGTCAGTTCCATCTGTTTCAAAAGAAATAGTTCCATTTACTCCTGTATCTGTAACTGTAACATTTGAATTTAATTGGGAAATGGAATTGCTACTACCTCCTCCTCCAGCAGTTGTTTGAGAAGTTCCATCTGCAAAATCAATTTGAGAAGCTGATATTGCTGAAGCTGATATTTCTGAAAATATTCCATTGCCTGAAGAACTTATATTACCTGATGCAGATATCTCTAAAAATATACCATTACCTG